AGAAAATAGATAGTACAATTTTCAAAATTAATATCTAATTCATTACCGTGTTGATAAGGTTTTAATTCATAATTGTCTAAACTTTTTATAGCAATCCATGCAGATGCTAATCCATCTTGACAAGGATAGTGAAAGTATATAATATTTTTTAAAGTCATTATTAATAAATTATTTTAATTAATTAATTTAAGTTCAATATTTATTTCTACAATTTTATAATTATGGCTAATGATTCAAAAAATATTTTACATGATAAACATTTAAAATATTACAAGTTTTATGAAGATAGTAAATTAAATGATTTAGAATATTGGGGTATAGGTATAGAAAATGAGTCTTATTTAATGTTTGAAACTTTAATATCTGAGAAAAGACAGTTTTTTATAAATAATAGAAAAAAAGAAAGATATTCTGTAGATTATTGGACTAATTTTAAAATTAAGAAATTAGAAAATACATTGAAAAAATTACCAGATCAAGTAAAAATACCAATTTATTTAAACGGTTATTTATTTCAAAATACAGATTTATTTGGAGAACCTAGAAGAAGATATACAAAATTAGCTGAACCAAATCCTAATTTTAATGGACAAAGTATTGATGAATATTTAAAAAAAAATAGTAATATTTATAATAAATTATTTGATAAAAGTATGATATTTGATGGTGATACATTTGAATTTACTACATTTGATTTTTATAAAACAAATGTTAAAAATGTAGTAAATGAATTAATAACAACAAAAAAAACTTTTATTGATGAAATAAATACTAAATTAGTTAAACCTAAAAAATATATGAATGATAAAAAATATATTTTTAAAGATAAAATAATATATCCAAAATATAATTATGGATTTGCTAAATTCCAAACAAATTTAAATAATATAGCTGTTTGTAATAATGGAACATATCATATTAATATTACATTACCAACGCAATTAAATCCAGATAAAACAATTAAAGATCCAGAAAAATTTAAAAATATTCATAGTAATGCAATAAGAGCAATTCAATGGTTTGAACCATTTTTAATTGCATTATATGGGTCTCCTGATATATTACATATATTAAATGAAAAATATGCAGGAGGATCATTAAGATTAATGTTAAGTAGATATATTGGTTTAGGTACTTATAATTCAAATGAAATGTCAAAGGGGAAAATGTTAAATGATTTTAATTATAAAAATAAAAATCATTATTTTGAAAAATTACATGAAAAATCACCTTATAATCCTCCAGAAACAATTGGATATGATTTTAATTATAATAAATTTGTAAAACATGGTATTGAATTAAGAATTTTTGATTATTTCCCTGAAGAATATTTAGAAGATATTATGAATTTTTTAATATTATTATGTGATTTCAGTATTCATGCAGATTTTCCAGATCCAGTACTTGATGAAGACTGGAATAAATTTGTAATTAATATTCTTAAAGAAGGATCTAAAGCAAAACTTTCTATAGTTTTAAAAAATAAAATAAATCAATTATTTATAACATGTAATTTATGTTGTTATTCTTTCTTCAAAACAGAAGATTCGCCTACAATTTTTCAATTTATGAATTCATTTAGTAAGAAATTATATAAAAATCAAAGAAAATCACCACTTTGTAAAAAGATGTCACCAAATATGAAACAAATTAAATTTGTTGATTATAATAAAATAATGAAAAAAGAATTTAGAAAAGTTATTGCTTATTGATTTATATTATTCGCATCTTCCTCTACATATATCAATACAACCACACAAAAGAGTTCCACATTTTCTATTACAAGTTCTATCACCACAGTAACAATGTTTTTTATCACAATCTATTTGTCCACAATAACATTTTAAATTTTTATAACAATCACATGATCCTGTTGTGAATTTAATATTTTTATATTGTAATCTATAACAAAAATAACAAATATTTAAATCATTAATTTTTTTAAAACCTTTGTATGCTTTTATTATATCTTGTTCCATATATAATTATTAATATATAATAATTATTTATGTATATTTTATTTTATTAAAAATGAACATCAGGTTTAAAATTTATTGTAAATGTTTTAGAATGAACTTCATTTTGACCATAATGATCTGTTTTTGTAGTACCTTCTTCTACAGCAATCATCGGATAAGCAATTAAATTATTTCCTAATTTTGTAATTATCCAATCTGGATTATAAGGAATATCTGGATTTTTAAATATAAAATCTAATTGATATGTTTCAATCATATGTTTTGCATGTTTTCTGGAAAATAAATACATTTGAGTTCCCCATAAATCATTTGGAAAAGTTTTATATTGATATTTATCTGTTATTAATTTTGTATTATAATATGTATTCCATGGTTCAATTTCATAAGAAACTAAATAACCTAACAATAATACATCTAATGATAATTTTTCATAAGTATTAATAAATTCAGGTAAATCTTCTTTCAAGTTTTTACTTACAAAAATATCATCTTCACATATGATACAATATTCATTTGTAGAATTGTTTAAAAAATGTTTCATAGAATCAATATGTTGTAACATTATAGATGCAGTTCTTTTATCTTGAATATATGGTACATTTAATCTAGAATCATCTTGTTCAACAGGGTCTACAAAATTTAAAATTAAATCTAATTTATTCCATCTATTAATCATATTAGTCCTTCTATTATCATCTTTAAAATTAATACAATAAAATGATACATTTGTCATTTTATTATTTTAAATAACTTTGTTTTTAAATCAAAAAATCTAATATTATTTATATATTATGCAATATGAATGTTATGAAATAAATAGTTTAGAAAATTTTGTAAGCCTAAACCGAAATGTACCAAAGCCTCTTCCTGGAACTTTTTTTAGAGATTTAGATGGATCATGTGCACCAGGCTATTCTTGGAATGACCGAGTTAGAATATGTGAAAGATCTTCATCAATACAACCAGAATCAACAACAAGACAAATAGCAACAAGACAAATAGCAACAAAACAAATAGCAACAAAACAAACAACAACACTACCAACAACAACAAAAACAATAACACCAAGACCAACAACAAAAATAATAACACCAAGGCCAACAACAAAAATAATAACACCAAGACTAATTACAAAAATAATAACACCAAGACCAACAACATTAAAACCAACAACATTAAAACCAACAACAATGTCACCAACAACAATGTCACCAACAACAATGTCACCAACAACAATGTCACCAACAACACCATCAAGAACATCACAACCAAATTTAACACAATCTATATTAACAGATGCACACGGTACTTATAATTTAGGTCCAAATAATATAAGAATATATCGTACTAAAGATAATAAAATAAGTGATGTATATTATCCTGTAAATGATATTGGTATAATCAAAAATTTAGACACTCGTGTTACTTTAGGATTATATAAATTTAATCCAGCATATACAAAATTACCGCTTCCACAACCTGGTGATCCAAATACAGATTTTAGAAGTCCTAATAATGAAAATAGTTTAATAGCAGAATTTGATATTAATGACGATTTAATATATAATTGTGCTACACTATGTTATAAAAAACAAGATTGTGCAAAATATTCATATAGTAAAAAAAATAATAAATGTAGACTTTATAAATCTAGTGCAATTATAAATATATCAACTGATCCTAAAGCTCAATGGACTACTGGATTAAAACCACTAAAGAAAGAACAAGTATTAAATGATATACATCATCTTGAAAAACTAGGTTTATATTCTGATGAACTACAAAATACATTTAAAACTTTATATGGATTTGATTATTGGGTTGGTTATCCAAACGGAACTCCTCCATCAATATTAAAAACATCAGAACCAATAATAAGAAACCCAATAATAATAACAGACCCAATAATAATAACAGACCCACCAACAATATATCAACCAACATTAGAACAACAATTTGAAATGATTCATAGATCTTTAGACTTAAATGAAACACAAATGTCTGTAATAATTCAAGTTGCTAATAGAATTCCAGAATTATATGGTCAAAATGGTCGTTTAAATCCTTATTTGATGACAGATTTAAAATTATTTATACGAAAAAATCCAAATTTTACAGTTGATCAGATGGAAACTTTTATAAAAAATTGGGTAAAATCAAATGAATCACCAACAACAACACCCCCGATAACAATACCCCCAATAACAACACCACCACCTTCTCTTGGTGATCCAAATACAGAATTTACTGGAGATAGTAGAATTTACTCATCATATGCTCAAAGTAAATTTGATTGTGCTAATCAATGTTTTATTAGTGGTACTGCTAAATATGCATTTAGAGGAGAATCAGGACGATGTGATTGTGCTGGTCCTGATGGAATTGTTATTAATTCTGGTGATCCTGAAGGACAATGGATAACAGGAGAAGCAAAACCTCAACAAATACTAACACTAAGACCAGAATCATCACCAACAACAGAATCAACAGATAGACAATATGAAGAAGATCATATAGAGTTTACAGAAACACAACTAATTGTACTAAGGCAAGTTACTGATAGAAATCCAGAACTCATAGGTCCACCACCATTTGATATTAGTTTATTACCTCAATGGAAAAGAGATTTAAAATTATTTATACAACAAGTTCCAAATTTTACAGTTGATCAGATGGAAAACTTTGTAAGAAATTGGATAATAACTCATGGTGGAACATTAGCTCCCCCACTAACAACATTACCACCAACAACATTACCACCAACAACATTACCACCAACAACATTACCACCAAGAACAAAACCACCAACAACAGAACCACCACAACCACCAACACCTAACGTAACAATAATTGAAGGAGAAAATTTTATAGTTTTAAATTTACCTGTTAATAATATATTTGGTTATGAAATTGAATCAGATTCATTAAAAATGGCTGGAGTTAATTTTCCTGGTATGATATTAAATAATGAATTAAATAATAAACAAAAACAAACAAATATATATTCTGATTTAGGTGTTCAAACATTATATGTATTAGACATACTAAATGTGCCTAATGGTAATTATATAATTAATATAAGAACTATGGATAAAAGGCAAACATTTTCTGAGTTTCAACAATTATCAGTAACTATAGGTCCTCGTATAAATGATATACCAGGTAATGATCCAACAACTATTAAAGATAGTTTCCAAAATATTGAAAATACTAATACTTGTTATTCTAATTATCAAATGTTTTTATTATTAACTATAATATTATTATTATTTGGTGCTATTTATTATGCTAATAAAAAATAAATATTTTATTAATTAATTATAATTTCCTAATTATAATTAATACAATATGCAATATAATTGTTATGAAATAAATAGTTTAGAAAATTTTGAAACAGTTTTATCGACAACAACACCACCTAGACAAACAACAACACCACCTAGACAAACAACAATACCACCTAGACAAACAACAACACCACCAAGACAGACAACTACACCACCAAGACCAACAACTACACCACCAAGACCAACAACTACACCACCAAGACCAACAACTACACCACCACCTGCTCTTGGTAGTCAAAATACAAGACTATCATCTAATAGTCCAATGATATTGAGTGGTAATTTTTATGGTAACAGGGAACAGTGTTCAAATTCATGCTTTGTCAGAGGTGGTACTAAATTTGCACATAGTAAAGAAAATAGAGTCTGTGAGTGTACAGGCCCAGATGGTATTGTTATTAATACTAATTACGACTGGAGATCAGGAACAGCAATGCCACTACCTACAACACCACCACCAACAACACGACCACCACCACTTGCTCTTGGAGATCAAAATACAAAATTTAATGATAGTAATATAATGGGAAGAACAAATGCTTCTAGTAAACTTGATTGTGCTATTCAATGTTATAATGGTAGTGCTAATAAATATGCATTTAGTAGTCAATCAGGACAATGTGATTGTGTTGATCGTTATGGAATTGTTATTAATTCTAATGATCCTACAGGACAATGGATAACAGGATTAGCAATACGACCAACAACAACACCACCACCAAGACCAACAACAACACCACCAAGACCAACACCAACAACAACACCACCAAGACCAACAACACCAAGACCAACAACACCAGTACCAACAACACCAGTACCAATTCCTCTTGGTACTGTAAATACAGAATTAACAGCTAATAATTATATATTTAAGTTTAGTTCCGCTTCTAATAATTCTAACTGCTCAAATTTATGTTTTACTTCAGGTGGTACTAAATATGCATTTAGAGAGGCAAGTGGTCGTTGTGATTGTACTGGTTCTAATGGAATTGTTGTTAAATCTGGTGATCCTGCAGGACAATGGATTACAGGAGCAGCAATACCGCTACCAACAACAGAACCACCAACAACAACACCACCACCAACAACAGAACTACCACCAACATCTAACGTAACAATGACTGAAGGAGAAAATTTTATAGTTTTAAGATTACCTGTTAATAATATATTTGGTTATGAAATTGAATCAGAATCATTAAGAATGGCTGGAGTTGATTTTCCTGGTTTTATAGAATCAACTGAATTAAATAATAGACAAAAACAAACAAATATATATTCTGATTCAGATGTTCAAACATTATATGTATTAGACATACTAAATGTACCTAAAGGTAATTATATAATTAATATTAAAACTATGAATGAAAGACAAATATTTTCTGAGCCTCAACGATTATCAGTAACTATAGGTTCAGAAAGTAATTATTCAAGGGATACTTTCCAAAATGTAGAAAATACTAATACATGTTATTCTAATTACCAACTATTTTTATTAATACTTACAGTATTATTATTATTAGGGGCTCTTTGTTATGCTAAGAAAAAATAAGTGTGTTATTAAATTAAATTAATTATAATTTAATTTAATGGATATAGAAGAATCAATAAATTATTCTAACTATTTAGAAAAAATGATATTAAATAGTTTAAGTTATTATAGTTGTCACGGACAATTAAAAAACTTGGTACAAATTAGAAAAACATACGGAAATCATATTAATAATATTAATATGATGATAAAATTAGGTCTTAATATTTTTTTAATTAATTGTAATAATGATAATAAAATAGATAGTTTTTATAATGAATGTAATTATATTAAAAATAAATTAAATAATAATAATTTAATTTTTCATAAAATATATATTACTAAACTACCTATTAATTATAATAATATAATAAATATTCATCTTAATAATATAATAAATACAGAAATGATTCAATTAGATATATTGCTACATAAACTTTATTATTATATTGCAGATACAACAAATATATATCCTGGATTAAAATTATTAGATAGTGAAGATGTTATAATGACTATTAGATATAATTAATTTTTATCTAAGTATTTATATATGTTATCTCATAAACCAATACCTCCACCTAGAGCTAGAAGTATTGAAAGTTTTCAAAATGAAGAAGAAACTACTTATTTTACTCAAGAAGTTATATTTTTAATAGGAATTCAAGCATTAATACTTGCATTATTTATTAGTTATTTTCAATGTAAAAAATAAATTATAAATTATAAATTATAATTTATAATATATGGATATTGTTACATTTATTATTCCATCCAAAGGAAGACCATCATTATCTAATACTATAGAATCACTAAAAAATCAATCAAAAAATATATGGAAAGCAATTATAATATTTGACGGAATTAATCCTACCATAATAGAACATGATTCTCGTATAACTATAATGACTATAGAAAAAAAAGGACGATTAAATTATGCAGCTCAAGTAAGAAATGCAGGTATTTTAAAAGTAGATACAAAATGGGTTGCATTTGTTGATGATGATGACAGATTAACTGAAGATTATTTAGAAAGATTTGAACAAGAAGTTAAAAAAAATAGTGATATAATTATATTTAGAATGGTATCAAATAATCAAATAATTCCACCATTTGAACATACTGATTTTATAAAAGATAATGTTGGTATATCATTTGCAGCAAAAACATCATTATTTAAAAATGATAATTTTTGGTTTCAAGAATCTCGAACAGAAGATTTTGATTTACTTGATAGATTTCGTTCTAATGGAAAATCTATTGTTTTATCAAAATATATAACATATATTGTTAGATAATAAAATTAGTTTTTGTATTTAATATATTTAATTTTGCTGTTTGACAATATAATAAATCAATTAAAACTAATGATGTCATTGCTTCAACAATAGGAATAGCTCTAGGAACTACACATGGATCATGTCTTCCTTTTGCTGTTAATAATGATGTATCACCTTTTAAATTTACAGTTGTTTGTTCCATTAAAATAGTTGCCGGTGGTTTAAAAGCTACAGAAAAATAAATATCTTGTCCATTTGATATACCACCAATTACTCCACCATTATTATTTGTTTCAGTTACAAAAGTCTTACCATCATGAATCCACGGATCATTATGATTAGAACCATTCATTTCTACACATTTAAAACCACTACCAATTTCAAAACCTTTCGTAGCAGGAATTGATAACATTGCTTTTGCTAATTCTGCTTCTAATCTATTAAAAACAGGTTCTCCTAATCCTTTGGGACAGTTCTTAATAATACAATTAATTTTTCCACCTACAGAGTTTCCATTATTTTTAAGTTCTAAAATTAATTGTTGCATTTCTTTATCTGTTTCTTCATCAGGACATCTTGTTTTAAATTTATCAACTAAATCTCTACTTAATTTAATATTCGGTTTATCTAATTTAATTGATCCAACTTGACTTACATATGCAATGATTTCAATATTATGAAAATTTAATATTTGTTCTGCTAAAGCTCCACCAATAACTCGCCCTATTGTTTCTCTAGCCGAAGATCTACCACCTCCTGATGCAGCATGAATTCCATATTTCCATAAATAAGTTAAATCTGCATGGGATGGTCTAGGAATATATTCTTCATATTTATAATCTTCGGGTCTTTGATCTATGTTTGGAACCATAAAACAAATTGGACTACCTAATGATTTATTATTTTCTATACCTGATAAAACTGTAAAAGTATCACTTTCATTTCTAGGGGTAGTAATATCAGACTGTCCTGGTTTTCTTCTATTTAATTGATGTTGAATAGCATCAAAATTAATATTAAAATTAGATGGAAAATTTTCAACAACAACACCTACTGCTTTACTATGTGATTCTCCAAAAGTAGTTATTTTAAAAAAATTACCATATATACTCATTCTTAATAAATAAAAATACTCTTTTAATCAAATATGAAAAAATTGAAAATTTATTGATTATTAATCCTTGTATATAAGAGTATGACTCAGATTACCACCAATAAAAAGATGGCTCTCGGTAATAATAATTCTATTATTATTGAAGGCGTAAATGATACAGCTTCTATTTGTACTAATAGAGATTGTAAATATAAGTATAATAAATGTAATAAAATGCATAGTGCTCAGATTGATGAGTGTTTAGATCTTTATTCACTTACATATAATATTATTAGAACACAAAGATTAGCATATAGAATGAAATATGATTTTAATATTAAGAAGAAAGAACTTATAGTTGATGGTACTAAATTTAATAGTTCAGGTGTTTTACTATTTAATGGAGATAATATTTACTTATTTCAAAATGCTTCTATTATTCTTACAAAAATAAATAGAGGTTGTTATTATTCTGGTATGACTAAAGGAAGAATTGAAAAAAAAGATAAAATGTTAGAAATGACTGCTTCACGTGAAGTTTATGAAGAGAGTTGTAAAACTATTTTTATTCCTCCTGAAATTTTACAAAATAATACAAATGATAAATATGTTGATATTGAAGATTATAAGAAGAACTACCGTATTTATTTTTGTGAAATGACAGAAGATATTCCTAGTATTCTAAATTATTATACAAATAATTTAGAAAACACACCAAATACACAAGATAATGCAACATATC